GCGCCATCCCGGCTGAAGCACCTCATCGATGTCCAAGCTAATGCAGACATCCATATCTCGCGGAACCAGCGCCAAAGCAGCATTGCGCGCCAGATCAAATCGCCAAGGAGATATGCCAATATGATGAACAACCGCTCCATGTTGATCTGCTTTTTCCGGAAGACCATCGTCAGACCCCGTATCGGCGATGAGTATCATGTCGGCATCTGCGGCGGATGCGCAGAAGCGCGGTATGAAGTGCGCTTCATTTTTGCTGATGGCGTACACGCATATTTTCAGTGACATTTTGCCCCCTCACAAAATGTTAAACTTGCGAAACTTCAACCCACGCTGTCGTAGGCTCATCCCATGCGTACCGCAATCCATCAGTTGGATAGGCAACAGGCGATTCCCACAGCCATGTCGTTTGATCCAAAATCCATGATGGATATGGTTGTGCAGCATAAAAAACATCGTTAGCTGCATCGTAAGTGTAGCCAATTCCAGCGTAATTCCCTCGCAGGGCTATCCCGCCATCTGGGCCATCTTGACCATAGTGAACGTTGCCACGGGTATTGTAGCTAGTCTGGAGCCACTGCCCCGGCGAGCTATCGACGAAGGTATCGAAAAACTCTGGTTCCGCAACGATGACTTGGACAACCTTGCCATCGCAGACTTTTGCAAAGTGGCTCATGCCGTGTAGCTCCCGGATGATTTAAAGGTGAGTATTGTATTAGATCCAGATGTAGTAACTGTCACGCTTCCGGTGGCTGTAATCGTCGTGGACGCAACTGTTTGTGACGCGCTGACGTTGTAAGTTCCCGTACCACCAGTTCCCGTGCCTAAAGATATAATCGTTGTGCCTACGGTTACACCAGTTCCAGAGATTGTTTGCCCAACATAGAGTGTTCCAGATGTGACAGCCGATACAGTAAGAACTGTAGTTGCAATGGAGCCTGTTACAACCGCACTCGTTGGGCTATAAACTCCAGAATAACTAGCAGATGGCACGCTGATAATAACAACGCCGCTCCCACCTGTTGTAGCTGCGGTTCCGCCACCGCCGCCACCCCCGCCAGTGTTTGCAGTACCAGCAACGCCCGTACTGGAAGAATTTACTGCGCCTGCACCGCCGCCGCCTGTAGAACTCGTGCCTGCGCCGCCAACACCCGCGCCAGTAACGGCACCGCCGCCGCCGCCACCCGCATAATAGACAGAAGCACCGCTGATAGAATATTGCGCGCCAATACCGCCAGCACCGGATTGTGCTGAAGATGGTGCCGTTTGGCCCGCAGCGCCCGCGCCGCCGCCACCGCCTGTCGGGTAAGGGCTTGGTGCTAGGCCATTACCACCAGAATTTCCTTGACCACTGGTCCCAGCGCCGCCAGTTGATCCACCAGCGGCTTGCGCTCCACCGCCACCGCCAGAGCCACCTGCACCACCATTGCTAATCCCGCCTGTTGAGCCGCCGTAACCACCACCAACAGCGGTAAGGCTAAAGCCAGTTGAACTAGATCCAGCAGTGCCGCTTGTTGCAGCGCCGCCGCCACCAATAACAAATGAATAAGTTGTCCCCGGTGTTAATGTTGTTGTTGAGGTTAGTAACCCACCAGCACCACCGCCGCCGCCAGTAAGCCCCCCGCTCCCGCCACCGCCAACAATTAAATACGAAGCGGTATAAGTTTGACCCAAACTTGTAGCGTTAAAGGCGGAATACGCAATCCAACCTTGCGTTGCGTCTATATAAACTAAAGCTATGCTTTCACGTGCAACTTTAAAAGTAGCATTTGTCGTTGCGCCATTTATGTTAGACCCGTTGCGGGATACCGTACAAGCATTTGTTCCAAATGTTCCCGCATAATCCGTGATCTGAACAATGTTTCCAGCAGCAGGCGATGCTGGAAGCGTGACAGTAATTGCTCCAGAGGTGGTATTGACTGGGTATGCGTTGCCAGATGTCGCAGTAAAGTTAGACCCCTGCACTGGATTCCACACCAACGGACCGGGTATAGCATAATTGAAAGCCGCAAGCTGCTGCGATACTGACATTAGTAATCTCCACCAACCGCATTGATGGCAATTGCGATATTCGTTCCGCCAGCGGCAACTGTCAGGCCACCATATATGCGATATGTGGCGGGAAGATTTAACCCACCAAGGGGAACTGGCAGTGTGTAGACAGTATTAGCTGTTGTCCCTAAAGCTGTCACCGTAGTTGCAGGCAAAGCCACTTCGCCAAAGAATATGTTGTTGCCTGCTGTGGTGTTGGCTGACCCGTTATTCAACCAAAAACGCACCACAGTGGCATTTGACGTACCGGAAGCGGTTGCGCCGTTGGTGGAAGAAAATTTGATCTGAACCTGATCTACACGCGACCCATTTGCGCCAGCCGTGTAACACAGGGCCAGCGGCGTCCCTACAGTTTCAGTTCCGTCATAGGCTTTCGTGTTCGTCATTGCTGTCGATATGATGGCATTCAATGCACCAACATTGGGTGCCTGAGTGAAGATGGGAGTTGATGTTACAGCCATTAGAAGCCTCCGAAGAAGTCAGCGAGAAAGATATTAGCTCCAGTAGATGCTCCGCCAGCGCCGGGAACCGTAACAGTGACGGCATTAGCAACGGCAGTAGCCGTGACACCAGAACCTACAAAGTTGAAGCTGGTAACGCCGGATGTGAGCAGCGTCCCTTCATCAGATACTGATATATTGGTGCCAGTTCCGGTTGGCCCAGTTGGTCCAGTTGGACCGCCTGTGCCGGTGTTTCCAGTAGGACCTGTAGGACCCGGCGTCGTTGAAACTGCGCCCGTTGGACCCGTTGGACCCGGCGTCGTTGAAACTGCACCGGTTGGCCCAGTCGGCCCAGTCGCCCCGACATTCCCCGCGGCGACAATATTCCAAGAGGTATAGGTGCCGGAGCCGCCAAAGGCATCAGATGTAATGATGAGCGACGTGCCGCTAAACGAGGTAATGATGCCCTCGACGTAGTTTGCGGGCGTCACCGTGTAGGCGATGCGCACTCGCTCGCCAACCCCAAAGGCAGTCTGCGATGCCGTTAAATTCGTCGTAAAGGTGAGTGAACCCGTGCCAACAGCATTTGAGGTGCTGCTGGTCAGACCAGCGTAGCCAATGCCAGTGGGGCCTGTCGGGCCTGTACTTCCCGCGCTACCGCTAGTGCCAGTTGGGCCTGTGGGTCCGGCGCTTCCGGTACTTCCTGCTGTACCCGTGGGGCCTGTAGGCCCCGCGACAGTTGAAGCTGCGCCTGTGGGACCAGTGGCTCCATTTGCGCCCGCAGTCCCTGTGGGTCCAGTTGGACCTGCAACTGTAGACGCCGCGCCAGTGGGACCAGTTGGACCGGCAACACCAGTCGGCCCTGTTGGCCCGGCGACTGTAGACGCGGCTCCGGTGGGGCCAGTGGGTCCAGTACTACCAGTGGGGCCAGTGGTTCCGTTGACGAGAGCCACGAACAAGTTTGCGTTGTTTGCAAAGCCAGTTGTACCAGTTCCGCCAGATGCGGTGAGCGTGACGGGATATGCCCAATAGCTATTGGCCGCGCCGGGGTTTGTATTTGTGGGCGTCCCACTGACAGTCCAAGTCTGATAGTCCGCGCTATTGGTGCGGCTTTGGATCGTGATGACTTCAGTCTTTGTGATGAGCGCAAGATAAATATCAATGTCGAGGCCATTGGATGTCAGATGGCTGATATTTATGCTGGTCGCGCTTGTCTGCGTTGCATTGTTCCAAAGTAGATAGCCGTCACCCGGATAACCGGATGTTGAAACTGCGTTGGCGATGTAGAGGAACAAATTGGATGACGTGCCGGGCGTTCCAGTAGGACCTGTAGGCCCAGTAACTGTGGATGCTGCTCCAGTCGGGCCAGTTGGCCCTGTAGGCCCTGCAACTGCTGATGCTGCACCAGTAGGACCGGTTGGGCCTGTAGCGCCAGTGGGACCAGTGACCGTAGATGCTGCTCCGGTGGGGCCTGTACTGCCCGTGGGGCCTGCAATTCCCTGCACCCCAGTCGGCCCAACAGCGCCAGTGGGGCCATAACCAGTTGGCCCAGTGCTTCCCGTAGGGCCAATATCGCCATTTACGCCAGTTGGGCCTGTTGGCCCCCGCGTACCAGTAGGGCCAATAGTTCCCTGAGGACCTGTGGGGCCAGCCACTGTTGAGGCAGACCCCGTGGGGCCACCGGCGCCCGTTGGGCCTGTAGGGCCAGTGTTTCCCGTAGGACCAGTAACATTCGAAGCTGCCCCGGTAGCTCCTGTGGCCCCAGTTGGGCCAGTCGGTCCCTGGTTACCCGTTGGGCCTATGGCTCCAGTAGGGCCAGTGGGGCCAGCTTTTAACCCAGCAACCGCGCCAGTGGTAGTGCGCCGAGATACACCAGATTGCACAATCTCAAGCTGCTCCGCGCCACTAAGCGTTGTGGCAGCAGGGAGATTTGGGATTTGTGCATTCGCCATTGTGTTATTCCAGGTTTCTGTTTATCGCGCAGACATGTGCCCTAATATTTTCCCCACATGGACCATTTCCCCATGGAACTTAAACAATGGTCCAATAACTACCTGACGGCACAGTGACTGTCACCCCGGAATTGATCGTTATTGGCCCTGCACTCATCGCGTTATAGCTTGTTGTCACGGTATAGTTTGTGGTGACAATTTGCTGATTCTCATAAAAAATACGATCTGGAGATCCGCCAGTTGGGTAAATCGAACCGGTGGGTCCTGTGGTGCCCGTAGGGCCAGTCGGGCCAACCAATCCTGTAGGACCTGTCGGGCCTGCAATTGTTGATGCTGCACCAGTTGGTCCTGTAGGACCGACAACTCCTTGAACGCCAGTTGGCCCAACAGCGCCAGTGGGGCCAGCGCCTGTGGCCCCAGTTGGGCCAGTCGGCCCAATATTACCATTAACCCCCGTTGCCCCTGTCGGGCCATTGCTTCCCGTTGGACCTGTAGGGCCGTTTGGCCCTGTTGGACCTGGAATTGTAGATACTGCTCCAGTCGGGCCTGTAGGGCCATTGCTGCCTGTTGCCCCTATATTGCCCGTAGGCCCAGTCGGCCCCGCAACGCCAAATCCTGTCGGGCCAGTTGGGCCTAAATTTCCCGTAGGACCTGTAGGCCCAGCATTGCCTTGCGGGCCAGTTGGGCCAGAGACTGTAGGAGCCAAATTGGCAATCTGCTGCGTAGTACCGCGAACTGAAGTGCCAGACTGCACCATCTCTACCTGTTCCGCGCCAGAAAGAGACGTGGCGACGGGCAAATTGGGGATTTGTATATTACTGGCGTATCTAGGCATCAGAGCGGTCCAGTTCTTGGGATCTCAGTGAACCCACGGGGCAGACTTGGATTATTAATCACATATCCGCCAGAGGTATAGGTCCCAGAGAATGTAGAGCTAACAAGGTCAACCTGGGTATTGTTGATGACCGTAATTGCCCAGTTCCCACTGGAATTTGCTACACCGCCGACTTCCTGAACAGTAACACGTTGTCCAGTAATCATGCCATTGGTTGTCGCTATAGTCAGGCGAATGAGACCAGACCCGCTATTAACCGCGCCAGTAACAGTGCGATAGGTCACTGCATTCGGGTCAGTTCCCGGCAATTGATTGGTGCCATAAGGCGCTTCACCAGTTTGCTGCGTAACGCGAGGATCTTCCGTCGCAATATCATCGATACTGGTAACGCGAGTGTCACCTTGCTGAACCGGAATACCAGTTTGGGGGTTGGTTGTATTATAACCCGACACTTGGCGGCGGTCTGTCTCATCCCACTGGTATGGCTCAACACGTGGGTTGATGATCGGCATAGGATCAGCCGGGATGATAATAGCGCGAAGCTGGTTTTGCGGCGTGTCGTAGCACGTGCGGCATACCAAAATGCGCTTGTTGATCAGCGATGCACCAGCCCAATCATACTGCCAGGTCAGATTGACACGGTTGTACCATATCGCGCAACAGTCGCAGACTGCGAATGCCTGAGGATTGCGAGAGTCTGTTCTGGCGCGGCCTGATCGGGATGCATAGCCCATCTATGTCCCCTTACCGGAAATAGCCACCAATCATGGGTGAAATGTACTGCTGAGCAGTTTCTATGTTCTGTTCCGCAGCGATTTGATATGATTCATCAGCCATAGGTTTAAGTCCCATAGCCATTGCAGGAGCCCATACTTGGGCAAGCCGGTAAGCTAACCCATAGGCAAAAGCCTCTAACCAGAGATACGGTATCTCAACCGTCTGGCCATTGTTATAAGCCGAATCTTGGATCTGACGCACCCGGTAGTATTTTAACGATTGAGGCCCATTATCGGTGTTTGGAACAGGCCAAAGCGTAATAGATGGGCCAGCAGATCCAGTTGAACGAGACGCGCTAATCAGCCTGTCAAACCAATAGACAGTAGGGAAACCCTGCTGTTCCTTATTGGGATAACTGGCATATTCAGTACGGCTCACAGGAAGAATGATGCGGTCAATATTAGCGCCAGAATCATCATTTTGAACATACGCATCCAAAATCATGACCGTGTTGCCATCAACCGCATATGTTGATTGGCCCGTTACCAATGGTGTCGTGATTAGATCGACAGCCCAAAGATTTACACCCTGATTTGACCAACGAGCGCATAGCATATTGGTGGCCATACGGGCCGCCTCCATATGCTCTTGCAACACAGAGGTATTGCGTATTCCAATCAAGTTATAGGCGTATAGCGTAAGCTCGCCTAAACCTGGATTGAACGCATAGGTGCCGGATGTGGCCATATCGACTACCTATTAGAGGGGAACATTACCAGCTTGGTTAAACGTCACATGCACTGAAGCCGTAGTGCTGGTCCCGGCATTAGTGACCTGAGCGCGAATGTATGTTGGCGTTCCAGCCACGTTCGCCCCAATCTGCGTAGTTGCGCCCACAAGAGAGGCAACAGGGACGCTAGCCCAATTCATATCTTGATACAGAGGGGCTTGATATCCAGTGTAACCATACAAAGCGTTGTTAGGGTCATCACCAGAACATTGAATTGTGGTGGTAATGGTGCCTGTAGGATCAATCTGGCAGAAGGTTGAAGAGTCGGCCCATACATCGAGCTGGATTGGTGCCGAGTCTGCTGTGGCATTTGTGCCAATCGAGATGTTGCCAGCAGAAGCAGTGCTGATAGAAACCGAAGTCACTGTCTTGTAGCTGTACTTGCTGGAAACCGCAGAGGTGGTTACACCGGAAATGGTCTCGGAAACAACGTTCCCACCCCAATCGGTACCAACAACCGTAAACACTCGCCCAGTTTCCGTCGCTGTGGACAGTATCTGAAGGCGGCGAGGGTTATCGAGCGTAGCTACCTGAGAAGAGTAGATCGTTCCAGAGGCAAAAGTCTGTGCCGGATTGACAAGATAAGTTCCTGTTCCGCTAACACCAGTCCCTTGCGATGTAATTACGGTGCCAGCCACCATTCCCGCGCCAGTAAGGAGCTGCGTAGGCCCGAGGGCTCCAGACGTAGCTACCGTAACCGTCATGGTGATGCCTGAAATCGATGCGGTCCCCGTGAAGTTATTGGTGACGAGCGCCCCATTGAGGATCAACTGTCCAGCAGCAGCAGAAGTGGCGGTGCGAATTGCCGTCGCACTAGCTGCTGCAAACGGACCTAAGGAAACTTGAATAGGGCGCATATCATTTATCCCTTTTTGCCTGCACGAGCGGCAGCGGCATTATCCACGAGATTTGGATAGGGGCGACCAGCAGCCCTAGCCATTGCCTTAGCAGATTGCTTCTGCTTGCGATCAAGATGCTTCACTTTAGCATCTTTTGGCGCATCTTTCTCCCAAAAAGGTTTTTCCATATCAACAATCCCACCTTCGAAGCGCTTTATTAATACGGCTATCTGGATCAGCAGCCTTTGCGGAGCCAGTTAACTTCCGTTTGGCTCCAGTCATTCTTGCACAGAATGAGTCTTTCCGCGACCCCCCTTCTGGCTGGGGTCTTTTAATATCATGACCTTGCGCCCTAAGGGATGCGCGCCCCTTCTCATTGAGGCCGCCTTCTGGGTTCTTGCCTTCTTTGCGTGTCCATGCAGCGGTCATAGAGGTCTCCTGTAAAAACGGGGGCACATGGCCCCCGTTAGTCTCACACCAGATCCGGGAGCTGATCTTAGTAGTGAGAAGACTTGGCGCGGGGCGTACCACCGCTAGCAGACGACAGAACCTTGCCACCGCTCATACGGGGCTTGCGACCCATATCAGCCTTGGCCTTCTTGCCATCCATCTTGACGGTCTTGCCGCCGCGCTTGAAGCCTTCAGTCTTGTTCTTGGCATCAGCCGCAACCTGAGACTGGCCACCAGCGTAGAAATCACCGCCGAGCGACTTGTCGGGGCTATTCTTGGGTTCGAGCTTGAACTTACCCTTCATAACATCCCTCCATTAGGACGCGAGGTTGATGCCTTGGATATAGGACACCGTGAGAGTGCCTACACCAGAGCCGGTGTTGGTAGAAGTGACGAGGATTTGAACATCAGTAGGGCCACCCGTTTGAAAAGTGGCATTGCTGACATTGTCCCAGTTGGCAATCTGAGCAGTACCCGTGCCCGTAGCAACTGTTACCTGGCCCTTAGTGCCACCAGCAACCGCGCCAGCAGCAGTGAACGCCGTAGCGGCGCTGGTGCCAGCAGTTGCGCCGATACCAAGAGTGGTAGCCGCGCCAGTCCAGGCAGTCGTGACCATCAGATAGATGTCAAGAATCTGGCTCTGAGCCGGAAGAGTGATCGAGGTAACGCCGCTTGCCTGCGTAATGACAGCACTCTGGGCCATCTGAACATAACCAATGTTCTGAGTGCCAATCGTGCCACCAAGGCCCGCAAGATTGCCAGTGCCATCACTGTTGAAAACAGTGCCAGCAAAGACAGGACCAGTGAAGGTGGTGCCCGGAGTAACCGGGCTCCCGTTCGCGTTGGGGTAAAACCCCGGCTGGATATCGTTAATGGTCGTAGCCATGAGCTATTTCTCCTTACGAGGTGGGGAAAGAGCCGTAGATGGAACGCCAATTGTAGTACCCAAACGAGTAGCGCTCGTAGCCCTTAACAAGCAGATTGTCTGTGACAAAATCGACCTGCATATCGCTTTCGAACTTCACTCGCTCCATGTACGACAGGCCATCGATGTTCGTCAGCAGGAACCAGGCGTAAGCCGAGGTCAAGAAGTCATTGACCATATAACCTTCGGGGAGCCCGCCAGCCGTCATCATGATCGCATTGACGTCATTGTCCGCAGTGCCGGGGCGCAGTTCCGTCTTCGTCAGGCGGATAGCAACCGGCTCAAGCTGCGGGGGAACCACAAGCTTGCGACCACGAGCGAAGATCTTCAGACCAGCCTGATCCTTGAAGTTCGTCCTGATGGCAATCATTGAGTTCAGAAGCGTGGACTCATTTAGATCCACCTGAGTGGAGGGCTGGTTCGCAACCGTGCTGCCATCGATAGGATGAGAGCTAGAGCAGAGAGCCTGACCATCGCCACCGACAGAACCATTATAGGTCTGAGCAGTGTTCAGGACGTTCGCGCCGTAAATTTCCTTGGTCTGATGGAAGCTCTCAATCAGGCCGAGGTTCGAAGGCATGAACTGGGTCTTGTAGAGGTTGTCATCAATCGCCTTGCGAGTGATGGCATAACCAAGAGCAATCTCAGTGTGCTCCTGGTTGTAAACGTAACGCTCACCAGCGCCGTTATCAAAGGCAGTCTGGCCGCCTTCGGTCTTAAGCTGAGCGAGACCCAGAAAACGCATCTCAGCGGTGCGCTCCAGAGCCATCTTCGACTCATGCTTGGTGAAAATCTTGTCGTACTGAGACGGGATCATCTCGTACTTGCCTTCAACTCCGCGCAAACCGGGAAGCAGAAGGTCCTTAATTGCTGAAAGATTGACAGCCATGACTTTCTACTCCTGTTAGACGCCAGTCAGCGCTTTGGTGCTGACATAGTTGAACGCGACAATCGCCTTGGCATACGCACCAGTGGAGGTGCCATTCGTGCCCGGCGGGTCAGTGAGCAGCGCCACAACCTTGAAGGGGAACGAGGTGTCCGACGTGCCGAGAGTGGCCAGATACGCGCCAGAAATGCCGTTCGCCGTGTTGCCAGTACCGATGTTGAAGCCAACGGCAGAGTTCACATAACCCTGATCAACGCTGACGTTGCCAAACTGGGCAACAAACTTGGCGTTGGGATCATTGATGATGTAACCCTCAACGACATTGCCGGAAGCGACATCGGTGCCGGGCCAATAGTTGGACCAAACGGTGCGCTTCTGCGAAACCGAGAGATACTTGCAGCCGATGAAAACGCCAGCTACCTGCGTGTTGCCGCTAGAAGCAGTCGTCACACCAACAACAACGTAGCCGTTAGCGTCGGGGTTGACGGGGTCACCATAGAAGATGGGGCTTGCATTGTAAGCAATCTGGACTGCGACTTGCTCATAAGTCGGGGCAGAACCAGTGCCGCTATACTGCTGGAAACCGTTATAGGCTTGGGTATTTGCCATGACGGAATCTCCTTATTCAGGAGGCTCGTCATCTCGCGCCGGGGAGATTCAGAAGCCGGGGAATTTGAACCATTCACGCCGGGGAATGGGATAAGTCCCTAAGGACTTCGAAAGTAAAATTACATGTATAATTCATTAATGTAAAGGGGCCGCTAAATGCGACCCCTCCAAATTGCAAACTTTTAGTCGTTTGGAACCTCAATTGGGGAAAATCCCTTCTTGATTTGCGGCCTTGCACTGGGATGATCACGGGTCAAAGTGCCATCCGGAGTTGCGTTAAGCTGTTGTTCTTTAACGCGAACTTGGTTTCGAGCCTTTCTCAACTCATTGGCACGAGACTCGTCAGAAATAACTGCCGGGCGCTGCATTAAAACCATCCCCTTACGCTCAATAGTGGGGTAATTTCCTTGCATTGGCATCATTTCAGGGTGCCTGCTGGTCGAAACTGGGTCCCAACCCTGGCGCGCCAACTGAACCTGATATGCCGGGTCTTCCTGACCAAGCAATGTCCGGCGCTTCCACTCATATTCCCACCCATCAGGTGCACGCGGGGTACGAAATTCATCCGCACCCTCATCAACGCCATCAGAATGGCCACGAATTTCGGCAGCGCGACGGGCAGCAGCAGCTCTGGGATCTTCTTCCCGCATTGCAGCGCGCATAGGCGGGCGTTCAACAGCGGTTTCCCTTACAGCAACTGCCTCAAGGACAGCATCCTGCTCATCAATAACAGGAGGGGCTTCTCGCCGAGGCGGGCGACCGCGACGTTTTGCAATTGAATCAGTCATTTAACTCTCCTCAGTTCAGACGGTTGGGTTCGCGCATCTTGTTCCGGTAGTACTCCTGAGGAGTAATCCCACTAATTCGAGCAGCTTCAACCTCGTCTCGGGTCAAATGAATGACGCCGGGGCGATTAGGGGTATCAATTGGCTGCCTAGATACTGGCGCGGATGGCGGACCAGAACGCCTCTGCTTGCTTGACGAGGCGTCTGACATCACATTCTCCACTTCGGGGATGGATCGACGCTTAGAGTTGATTCCCATCCTGTTTTCGACAAATTCAAAGTATGCATCTGACTCCGGCGCAATGCCGTAATCAATAGCATCCTCATGAGCCCGCGCCATGACACGGATTGACCTAGCATCCGGCAAAGCATCTCGGTGCTGCCTAAGCCATTCCGCTGAACGAGGCGTCACACGGTCAATAAGGGTATCAACCGTCAATTCTCCTTGCGGGGCTGCCTGCGGCTGCAACCGAGGCTGCTGTTTCATCTCTTCGAACCCACGCTCAAGCTGGCGTAGATTTGTAATATTAGCCGTCATCTGCTCTTGAAGCTCAGCAGCCTTGTCAAAGTCGCCAATAGCCATAGCATCGCGAAGATGAGACTTTAGGATTTCTTGATCTCGGCGAACCGACTCGATGGCTCCATTAACAAGATGAAGATTGCTGTCGCTGGCTTCATTAGTAGCCATGCGAGCCTGCTCAGTTGCATGGCGGGCCATAGCTTCGGCTTCCATGCGAGCTTTGCGTTCCTTTTCAAGCTTTTTATTAAGCTTTTTCAAGGCTTTATCGACATCTTTGCCAGAATCTTCATCATCAGCATTTACTGGCTCATCAACAATCTCAACAACTGGTTCGCCAGTTTTGGATGCCTTTACCGGAGGGGCATCGTCAAGATTAAATGCAATCTGTTCGTCATCACTAGACATGGGATTCTCCATTACCAGACACGGTCAGGTTGATCGATGCGGCCCTTGATGTTCACATCATCAATCATGCGGCACAAGACATTGTTGACTGTAATGCTCCAACCATCAGATGGGCGAAACACAATCCAGTCGCCTTCATTGATCTCAAGGCCATCAAACCACTGGCCAGAGCTATCTTTAAAAGCTTGAGGACCCTTTTTGACAACAAGTCCAACTTTGGATTGATAACGGTCCTCATCGGTTGTTTGGCTAGTCAAGATGATCCCACTTTTTGTTTTTTGGGGGCGAATGTAGACCGCCACCAGTATCTGATTGTTGAATACTTCGACCGATGAGATATCAGCCATTTCAGTTCTAATAGTATCAGCCGGATCTACTTCGTGCTGCATAGGCATAAACGGCATATTCAATCCCCCTACTGTTCCTTGCCATTCACAATGGCATCTGCTTCTTCGCAAAACTCTAAAGCTGTGCGAAGTCCTTCAATCTTACCTACTTGGTGTCGGTAAGCCGAAAAGTCAAAACCGTTTATCTGATAAGCGCTGACAAGGGCCTCTTTTAGCCGCTCAATCTCAGCATTCAGGAGCTTTTGTAGTTCATATTGATAATACGCTTGATATGTTGTCGCCATAAACTGCCCCCTGACAGGCCCCCATGTAACTGAAGGGTGGAGACGCGAAGGGGGGTCGCATCTCCACCCAATTTGCAGCTTAAGCGCTACGCTGCAAACTCATTTGCCCACTTTTTGGATGCCAGACTTCTTGGAAGCCATTTCAGTCTTCTCAAGGCGACCTTCACCAGATCCCGCGCCAGCGTCCATATCTTTATATGACCGGTATGTACGGCCACCAGACTTGCGAGGCATCGGGGGCATTCCAGGAGGGCCAGCGGGGCCAGCCGGACCCGGCATAGGGATAGGCATGGGCATGGGCATGGGCATGCCAGCGCCCGGAGGCGGTGCATTAGGCGGAACCTGAATAGGAATGCCACCAGGAGCACCGGGGCCAATGCCCGGAGGAGGAGTAGGCCCACCCATCGGATCAGGAGGCATAGCACCCGGATGTCCCGCGCCAATGTTGATGTTGATGTGAGTCTTGCCTTTGCCAGCAGCCTTTCCGCCGTGAGCCTTGGCAGTGCGCCCACCGGGAACAGCGCCGGGAACTTTGCCGGGATAACCGGGGCCAGAGAAGACCTGACCGCCAGTAGCGCGCTTGGTTCTAGCAGAAGGCTTCACCATCTTCTTGATGAGCGCCTTATCGGCGGCAACATCTTCATGCTTCTCAGCAGCGCCACCCTTCTTCAATCCAACGGCGCGAGCTGGGGAAATTGACCCTTTCTTGACGCCGGTAAAGCCCAAGGTAGCGCCGGGGACATCACCAACGGCCTGAGCGCGTTGCATCATGGCGTTTGCGCCAGCCATAGGGCCACCAACCATCTTCTTGGCGCGGCCACCAGATTTCATGCCGCCAATGTGCTTGTCGCCTTCGCGATACTCATTGGCTTTCTTCAAATCTTTATTGATGAAGCGGTCCACCAAAGGCATTTCGGCCTTGCCACCAGACTTGCGGGGCTTGCGGCCCATGTTAGGGGCAGCGCAGGCACCTTCAACCTTGCCACCAGACTTGTATGCCCGACGAGAAACAGGGCGCATGCCGGTCTTCACATCGGCCTGAAGCATTTCAGGCGGCACAAAAGTGGATGAATCAACTTTCTCAAGTGGGCGATCCGCTGTAAGGCGTTGAGCCTTAGCTCTCATGGCCGCACGGGCCTGTTTTGCCATATCTGACATGACTACTCCTAGTACTAGGATTACCGGCGTCCCGGTTGGCGATTTGCCTTTTTAGACGTTACCACAAGCGCATGTTTAACAATAGAGCCACCATTCGCTTTACTTGGCCACGTAATGACCGGAACTTTTTTTATTCCCAATTGCTTTGCGGCATGAGCCCTGTGACGGCCATCTTGCCCATTGCCGGGGTATAAGGCTAATGGATCTAATTTGTGCCCATGCTCAAGTTTCTTTTTAAAATGATGAATAAGGTGTTTATCATCATGGTCCATGTTCAGAGGCTTGGATTTCCGCAAAAACTCATCAGGAGACATTTGCGACAATTTTCCGCCGGTCTTCTCAAAGTCTCCATGCTCAGACCAATCCTTATGGTCTCGCATTTGATACATATGTAAACTAGAACTTGGCATGGTCAAAACCTCTGCTACTTTTTAGATATAGCCCACATTCGATTATCATACGAGTACACAAAGATTAGGTTTCCATCCGACACCGGGGTGCATGTAAGCCTCTCTGGAAACGCATACCGATACATCATCTCAAAATTAATGGGGTCTATCGCCATTAACTCGCCCGCAGATGTGCCAAACCAAACCAACCCATCAATTAACGCTGGCGAGGAGTGTATCTTTTCTTCAACATCTATCTGACCCATGACCTGACAAGTTTCCATGTTGATCATGTACATGTTGCCATCAGCCGATCCGCAAAATGCTATATCACCAACAATCAAGGGCCTAGAATAGTTAATATCGTCAGTTTCTAACTTTAGCAGAACCTCACCTGTCAGATAGTCCCATATGTAGATCGCATCAAAGGCACATGCGACAGCACGAGATTTCCATGCAGCACAATGGTACTTAGTTGGGCCGCCAGTTTTAAGATGTGAGATAACCGCGCCAGTGTCAGGGTGAAGCGTAAACAAATCAGAGTCATTTGTGCCAGTTATAACATATGCATTGCCATTATACTCATGTACAATTGGAGATGAATGCAAATACGTGGGCACTGTTTTGTTCCAAATTGCTTCACCTTTTAAGTTTAAACAAGATAAAGAACCTCTTTTTCCTAAGATATTATATTCCATTCCAATGTATAACTTGTCGTTATGAATAACAGGACTAGAACCAATCCAATTGCAATACTTGTGTGAATAAATTTTTTTCCCAGTTTTTGCATCAAGACAATACAATATTCCATCATACGCACCAAAATACACTTTTCCATTGTGAACTACTGGAGATGAAACGACACCTTTCCCAGTTATGTCTTTGGTTTGAAATTGCCATTCAATACGGCCAGTGTTTTTTTCAACACCCCATACGATGCCAGAGTCTGATCCAAAGATCAGTCTATCCTCAAATATGACAGGCGTTGATTTGGCTACAGCAAAGTCCAATTTTGGTTTTGGAGATGCAAATGACCAAATAGTCTCATATTCTGCGATTGGAGCATGAAAGTTAGAAGTTTGGAGGTTAAAACTGTTAAGGTCAAATAGCGTCGTAACTTCTATTTTGTTACGTACACGCCAATTAATGCCAGCCGTTGACCGAAAATCTACAAGGCAAAACAAACCAACAACTTTATGCCCTTCAGCTTCAAGTTTTTTGCGCGCTAACTCAGCGTTCTTTCCTGAATTTATTGAATCATCAATGAGCAAGATTGGCTTACCGTTTGGCTCGCCCTCGATGATCTTGCCACCCATATGTTTTTTACGTTTGATCCTGACAATTAAAGCGGAGGTATCTTTGCCCCGCTTTCCTGCTTCTAAAACAAAAGCAGAGACCATAGGCACGCCCGCCATCTCAATGCCAGCCATTTGAAAATCTAAATCTTCAAACATGTCCCAGAATTGAGCCGATATGTCTTGAAGCACACGGCTATCCAAGACAGCGGAACGCATGTCCACCATCCATTCAACGCGCTTGCCATGCATATTTTTGTAAATTTTATTGTTTGTCGACCTGTAGATGCACTTTTTTTCAATAAAAGACGCAGTTTCCCCCAATACCGGCATGTTTACTACCCCCGTTTGCGTTTCTGCTTCTCCCTTTTGTCCAAAAGAGTCAAAGCACGTTTAACCATGTCTTTTCTATCAGATTGCGGCTTCGCACCAGAATGTGGGCGAAACTTCATTCTTTTTGTCTTTTTCTCGGTCAAGCGCAATGCTTTTTTTACATGGGGTTTGATAAACCCACCACGTTTTTCGCCGCCACCACCACCATCTCCCCCGCCGCCACCATCTCCTCCGCCTTCACCTTCGCCTCCGCCTTCGCCTTCACCTTCACCTTCACCTTCACCTTCGCCTTCTGGGCCACCTTCAGGAGCACCTTCTGGAGCGCTTTCAGGAGCCGCTTCAGGAGCCGCTTCAGGAGCCGCTTCAGGAGCCGCTTCAGGGGGTGCATCTAACATAGCTGCTAGTGACGGGTCCATGTTAGCAGGATTAGCCACTGATACACCGGTAACTGAGGGGTCCACAGCCCCTGGCAGCCCCATAGATACTGCATCAAGAGCATTTTGAGCAGCTTGATTTTGATCTGCTAAGGCTCCGTATGTTGCGTTACTGATTGACTGCCCCACCCCGGTTGGGCCTGTCAGATCAGGGTTATCCTGCAATTCATCAGCCTTAGCTATTGCAGGCTGTGCTGCAAATGCTGGCTGTTGAACTTGGGAAGCATTGGGATAAGGAGGCGCGTTTGTCCACCCAAACCAACTTAACTCTCCGGCTGGGTTAGGCGTGGAAGCAGGAGCTGCAGCAGAAGCCGCAGCAGGAGCCGCAGAAAGAGCAGGAGTGCTTGTTGGGATATTTTCTGTAAACGGATTGTTTAAATCAAATGTGTTTTGTGCTTCTTGCTCATCTCGCGCCGCGTTCTCTTGATTTAATTGCGCCTCCAACGCGGCATGGCCCGCAGGGGTGTTTGCAACACCTACACCAGGCGCGCCCATAGTTACATCGGCCATAGGTGCTGCTGGTGTAGATGGGGCCGCAGACGGCGCAGACGGCGCAGACGGCGCAGACGGCGCAGACGGCTGAGAAGACGTTGGGTTGCTATATGATGTCCCAGACATGGCAGTCGGATTACCATATGATCCTGGTGCGGATGATGGACCCGCATCAGTTCCATCTCCTATTCCGCCTGAACCACCATTATCCGCGCCAGAATAGGTGGATGCCCCTCCATCTACTACCGGGGTTGATGTAGAAGTAGCTGGCTGACCAGTACGGATTGTAGGCTGCTTCACTACTTGCGCGGGATCTCGCCTGAGCCCAGGGACATCAGGCAGTGCCTTGGCTTTCTGCGCAGCTATGTTTTTAAGAAGCTCATCATAGCTTGTCGGTGCAAAAATGGGGCTACCGCCATCAGCGTAACGCTTGCGGGCTAGGCGCAGGGCTTCGCTGACGGAAGTAGGACGCTTCATGGCAAAGATCCTTAGCGGGTCATGAGAAGATGGTGAATGATCTCAAGAGCTTTGTGGAGAGAATCTGGCTTAGCATTAGCCGCGCCACCGCGTTTCATGCCCTCTTCCTCTTTGCGCTTAGCCATAAGGGCTTTGTCAGCACGAAAGAAGTCGGCAGCACTTTCAGGATTGCCCCAGTTTACCGGAGCGCCACCCATCGGCTTGTTAACCAACTCGTTGTTAGACTGGTAATC